GCCAGCACCGGCGACTATCTGACCGCCAACGAAACCAAAACCGAGATCAAGCAGACGGTGAACGAAATTAAGCTGACGGCCAGCACAAGCGGAACCAGCAGCACCATCAAGCTGACAGCGAGCGGAACAGAGATCACCAGCGCACAGATCAACCTATCCGGCGTGGTGACATTTTCGGATTTGAGTACCTGGAACCAGGATAAGACCATCATCAACGGCGGAAACATTACGACCGGGCAGCTGCATAACCTCAACTACACCACCGTGTACGACCTGGATAACGCCTGGATTCGCATGGGCACCGAGGCCGGTGAGCGCGTGTTTCTGGACAATCGGCACATTGCCTGGTATGCAACCATCAACACCGGCAGCATCGGCCTGACCGGCGTGCTGTACTCAGAGGCTGGCAGCTCCTACATTGGGGCGTGCAGCAAGTACGCCAAGTACGGCTGGGTTGACGGCCTCAACCCGACATCTTACGTTGGGATGCAGATCACCTACAACCGCAGCGATGACAGCGACGCCGATTTTAACACGACCCGGGTGGGTGTCTCCGGCAAGCTGAATGTACACAATCTGGACGTTTGGGGCAGCAAATCCCGCGTGGTGCCTACCAGCTTCGGCGCGCTGAAAATGGCCGCGTTCGAGACCCCCGTGCCGACCTTTGCGGACTGGGGTAAGGGCCGGTGCAGCCCAGACGGCTGGTGCCTGATTGCCCTTGACCCACGCTATGCGGAGACCATCGCCCAGTACGGGCAGCCCGCCTGGCTGCTGACTGACCTTGACGGCACCGGGCACCTGTGGGCGGAGGATTGCGGCCAGTATGCCATTGTGCACGGTGCGGCGGGCCAGCGCTTTGCGTGGCTCTGCATGGCCGCGCAGCGTGGGTACGAGGGCAGTTATGCCGACCGCAGCGACAGCAGCTACCCTGCCGGCGATCCGGCAGGCATTGAGCTGGCCGCCAGCACCGCCGCCCGTGCGCAGGAGGCCAGCACCGATGCCGCAGCTGACCTGCTGACCATGGACACCGGTGCCAAACAGGCCGTTGATACACTATTAGATGATTTGGAGGGCAGTGAAATATGAAGAAATTAAGCGCAGTAGCAATCGTGACCACCGCCGAAGGTGAGCGAGTGAGCTACACCTACATGGAACTGGACGACAGCGGCAACATCACCAGCCAGAACAACCGGGGGTCTTTTGTGGCCCTTGATGGGGAAGTTCTGGCCGCAATCAGCACACTGAAAAACGCCGTGAACGCGCGGCTGTAAGGAGGATGCCCCATGACTGACAACAAACGCATTAAAGAGTGCAAACGCAAAGTTATTGCTGCAATTAACGAGGCAAAGCTGCCGTTTGCCGTGACGGAGTTGATTTTGGAGAACGTTTTGAATGCCGTGCGCGAAAACATGGCAGCGGAAGAAGCAGCGGCGGCAAACATCGAAACTCCGAAAACAGAGGAAGAAAAAATGCCGAATTAAGGCGCTGAGGAGAAAAACGAATGAAACAGGGAACGCAATTTGCGCTGCCGGTTGAAATCGGCATGAGCCTGGACGAGGTAAGCCGGATCGAATTTGTGTTCAAACAGAAGAGCTGCAAAGGCTTCCCGGCCATTAAAACCAACGTCTGGCCCGACGACTGCACCCGGCAGGAAGGACAGAACATCATCCTTATCCCCTGGACGCGGGCGGAGACATACAAATTCATGGGCGGCGAGACGCTGTACATGGACACCCGCATCACATTACGGGACAGCACTGATCAGCCGCAGACTGAGATCCTGGCTCTTAAAATGAGCCCGACCTTATTCCAGGAGGCGAATGGCTCATGATCCAGGTGCGAGTGGCTCAACAGAGCGCCGTATCGGTGCGCATTGCCGGAGCGGCACCCGTGCGGGTGGACGTGACCGGCACCGCAGTGGTTAGTGCGCCGGAGTATAGCGGGCCGTATGACATCACGCCGTTGTTTACGGCGCAGGTTTTGCCCACGGCGAAAAAACTGATGCAGAAAGACGTGACAATCCGCAAGATACCGCAGTACGAGGTATCCAACGATTCAAGCGGCTACACACTGATAATAGGAGATGAATACTACAATGCCCAATAAATACGTAAACAAGGTTGTTATCGGCAAGGAAACGAAACTTGACCTTACCGCAGATACCATTACCCCGGACAAGCTGGCCAAAGGTATCACGGCGCACGACAAGTCCGGCGCCCCTATTACCGGTACCAGCACGAAAGACGCGGATACCAGCGATGCCACCGCAGCTGTGGCGGAGGTTTTGAACGGGAAAACATTCTACGCGCGTGGCGCTAAAATGACCGGCACGATGCCCAACAACGGCGAAGTCAACGGTGAAATCAGCACCGTTTCTGGTAAATACACCATCCCCATGGGCTTTCACGATGGCGCGGGCGGAGTGACTATCGCAGCGACCGAACAGGCCAAGCTGGTGCCCGCAAATATCCGCGAGGGCGTTACGGTCCTGGGCGTGAAAGGCTCTATGAGCGGCAGCGAAGGTATGAAGCCGCAGGCCAAGAGCGTTACGCCGACCTTTGAGCAGCAGGTTGTGCTGCCCGACAAAGCGTATAACTGCCTGTCTCAAGTTACTGTGCAGGCGATCCCGGCCACATACGTTGATAACGCCGCGGGCGGGCAAACCCTGACGATCGGAGGCTGATATGGCGGTCAACAAGGTTGTTATCAATGATGAAGTTGTCCTCGACCTGACCGGTGATACGGTGCAGGCTGCCGACCTGCCGAAAGGGGTAATTGCCCACAGTGCCGCAGGGGCCAAAGTCACCGGAACCACAAACTATGCCGGCTCCAGCAACGCAGGCGGCTCCGCAACGAGCGCCGAAAAACTAAATAACAGCCTGACCATCAAACTGAACGGAACCAGTCAGGGCGCATGGGACGGCAGCAGCGCAAAAACCATTGACATAACGGCAGCCAGCGTTGGCGCGACAAGCGTTACGCTCAGAAGGTGGTGACAGCTGCATGGGTGTGTATTTAGGCAGCAATGCCGTTGATATGCAGGGCGGCTTTGTGACGGGTGGTGCAAGTGGGGCGAGTTTGCAGAGCAAGACCGTAAGCCCCAGTGAGAGCGCACAGACGGTTAAGGCCGACAATGGCTATGATGGTTTGAGCCAGGTTACAGTGAATGCAGTATCAAAAACTTATGTGGGAAGCGGCGTGACGAAAAAAAGTGCTGCGACTTATACGCCGGGAACGAGTGACCAGAGCATTGCATCCGGCCAGTATTTGAATGGAACCCAGACGATTAAGGGTGACAGCAATTTGACTGCGGCCAATATTAAGAGCGGCGTAAAGATTTTTAATGTGACAGGCAATTATGCCGGGAGCAGCAGTGGCGGAAACACGCCAAGCTTGCAGACCAAAACGGTCAGTCCCAGTGAAAGCACCCAGACGGTAAGCCCGGACAGCGGATATGACGGACTGAGCAAAGTGACCGTGAATGCGATATCGAGCACTTATATTGGCAGTGATGTGACCAAAAAAAGCGCAGCAACTTACATCCCGAAGACAACCGACCAGAGCATTGCATCTGGGCAATACCTGAGCGGGACACAAACAATCAAGGGCGATGCAAACCTGGTGGCCGGGAACATTAAGAGCGGTGTGAACATTTTTGGTGTGACAGGAACTTATGCCGGCGGCGGGAGTTCCGGCGGCAATGGCAATAACAATGTGGAGGCTTATGCCATTACGGACACCAACCCCAGCGTGAGTTTTAAGACCGCCAGCGGAACCATTAAGATTTGGGGCTACGGCACCATAACCAGTCAAGGCGGCTGGGGCGGGCAGACTACGAGCCTGATTGCGTTTGCAGGCGACAAGTATTACAAGGGCGCCATATACGGCAGCCCAAGCAGCACCAGCCTGAGCCTGAGCATCAGCGGCGGAAAACTGACGGGACTGCCGAGCGGACTATCCGCAATCAGCGCGATTGTGACGAGAGGTATTTGATTATGGCGACGGATACAAAACTTGACAACCTGGTGATCAACTACCTGACCCAGAGCCAGTACGACAATGCGAAAAGTTCTGGAACGTTGAATGCGAACCAGATTTATATGACACCAGCCTCCTCCAGTACCTATACGCTGCCTGCCGCTACCAGTTCAACTCTTGGCGGTGTAAAAATCGGGAGTAACATTACGGTGAGTTCCGGTACGATCAGCCTGACAAAGGCGAACGTGACAAGTGCTTTGGGGTACACACCGCCAACAACCGACACCAAGTACACACTGCCGACAGGTAATGCTTCGACCGCGGGCGGCGTGAAGCTGAGCGATTCGACCAGTTCAACCAGTTCAACCAGCGGAGGAATTGCAGCAACACCAGCAGCGGTAAAAGCAGCCATCGCGGAAGCAAAACTTGCGGCCTGGCCGATTGGCAGCATTTACATGAGCGTAAACAGTACAAGCCCGGCAAATCTATTTGGTGGCACGTGGGAAAGAATATCTGATACTTTCCTGTTTGCTGCTTCCAGCAGTTATCCCGCAGGTAGCACTGGGGGCGAATTCGCCCATAAGCTTACACAAAGCGAGCTACCGAATTATTCGCTGTCTGTGGCCAACGGAAGCAACGTAATACGCTCCAAAACCGGAAGCTCTGCGGATGCGTATGTCCAAACGCAATCAAGTGGCTGGGGTATTCCGAACTGGGAATCCAAAACCGTAACAGTCGCCTCCGGCGGTTCCGGGGCAGCCCACAACAACATGCCGCCTTATTTATCGGTATGGATATGGAAGAGAACAAGATAAGGAGGATAAAGATGCGGCTGAAGAATGGAGAAACCCTGCTGCATTGGCCCCTGGCCCAACACATTATCACCGCGGGCTGGTTCTACAATGACGGCAGCCTGCACCGGGCGCTGGATTTCCGCGCAGCGGTGGGCACGCCAGTGTACGCTGCGGAGGCCGGCACGGTTGCAATCGCGTACCACTGGAATGGCAAGCGCACCAGCGGCGATACAAACAGCTATGGCAACATGGTCAAGCTGAAACACGCTACATACAAGTATGGTACGCTCGAAACGCTGTACGCACATCTTAATAAGATTGTTGTCAAGCAAGGTCAGCAGGTGCAGGAGGGTCAGCTGATCGGCTACAGCGGCGATACCGGCAACTGCTATGGAGCACACCTGCATTTTGAAGTGCGCTGGAAAGGCCAGCGTACCAACCCGCTGAACTGGCTGGATGCTGATTTCAGCACGGCCAGCAGTGCGGTCAAGCTGGGCAGTTACAGCAGCATACAACACACAGAGGAAGTGAAGCGCATGTATTATGCAATCGACGTATCGAAACACCAAAACAAATTTGATTGGCAGGCAGCCTACAGCAAGGGCATCCGCCACGCCATGCTGCGCGCCGGGTATGGCCGTTACAGCAGCCAGGTTGACCCGCAGTTTGAGCGCAACGCAGCGGAATGCGCCCGCCTGGGTATCCAGTACGGCGTGTACTGGTACAGTTATGCAAGCACCCCGGAGGAGGCACGCCAGGAGGCCCGCTGCTGCCTGGCCGCGATCAAGGACAAGCACCTGTGCCTGCCGGTGGCCTATGACATTGAGTATGAGCCGTGCATTTTGCGGCTGACCAACGCTCAGCGCACCGCGCTGGTGGAAGCGTTCCTTGGCGAAATCGAGGCGGCGGGGTATTACGGCATCCTGTATGCTAGCTGCAATTTTATTCGCAACCGCCTGGACTACAAGGCGCTGTCCAAATACGATATCTGGGTTGCCCAGTATGGCAGCACATGCACCTGCCCCCTGCCGTATGGCATCTGGCAGTACAGCAGCCGCAACGCTCTGGGCGTGCCCGGCTACGGCACCAGCCTGGATTGCAACAGGGTATACAAGGACTATGAGCAGCTGATGATCCAGGCAGGCTTGCAGGGCCACACCGCGCCCACCCCGGAGGACACCACCCCCAACAAGCTGGACAAGCAGCGTATTACCATTGGCCGTATCTCCAGCGGCGACCGCGCAACCATTCGCGCCCTGTGCGAGGGGCTGGGGCTTATCTCCGCCGGCCTATACCGCGAAACCTGTGCAGATGGCAACCAGTGGATGCTGGACGTTGGGCCGGTATCCAGCGGCGACGCCTGGTACATCATGCGCAAGTGTGCAGAGCTGCAGCTGATTGATGCAGGGCTGTACAAGGCCGAATATGTGGAGGAGTGATTTGGTGGATGCTATTGTTGTTGCGCTGATTACTGGCGGGTTGAGCCTTATCGGCGTTATTATTACCAATCTTGCCGGGCAGCGGCGCACAGAGCAGAGGATGGCCACCGCGCAAGCCGTGACCGATACAAAAATTGAAGAGCTGACCCGTGAAGTCCGTGCCCACAATAATTTTGCCCAACGTGTACCGGTGCTGGAAGAACAAATCAAGGTTGCAAACCACCGCATCACCGATCTCGAGAACAAAACCGCTTGAACACGAATACATAGGAGGAAAAACTCATGGATTTTGCATCTTTTGGTATGGCAGGGGTGGCGGCGATTACGGTTATCTGCTACCTGGCGGCAACAGCGGTCAAACAAACGCCGCTTGCTAACAAATGGCTGCCGTCCATCTGCGGCGCCCTTGGCGGCCTGCTGGGCCTGGCTGCCATGTACATCAACGTGCCGGACTTCCCGGCCGCGGATCCGTTGACCGCCCTGGCCGTGGGCATTGTTTCCGGCCTGGCTGCCACCGGCGCGGATCAGGTTATTAAGCAGATCGGCAAAGGCAACTGACTGGCAAGTTAAATAATCCATAACAAAAGCGGCGGGCCGTCTCCTGAAAATAGGGGTAGCCCGCCGCTTATTTTTTATGCCTTTGTAGTCAAAATGTAGTCAGCCCAACATATAGTAAAAAGCGCGGCAAATGTTTTGCACATTCTACCGCGCTATTTTTGGTGCACCATCGGGGACTCGAACCCAGGACCCACTGATTAAGAGTCAGTTGCTCTACCAACTGAGCTAATGGTG